ATGAAGGTAGGTTTCAACTTCGTTAACCCAGGAGAGATCGTATTCTATTCATAATTAATAACCGAGCCCTCAGAAATGGGGGCTCTTTAATACTTTAAATCATGCCTTGTTTAGTTCTTGAAGACATAGTAAAATCATGCGACAATAACTCTGGTGGTATTTATGGTATCTGGATTAACCAACAGGATGAGATTGCCTCAATCACTCCTGTAGATCCATCAGCAGGAGCTGGATGGTCAATCACAGGTATCACATTAGCTGGCGTTAACTTGTTTCAAAATTTCTACATTAGACGAAATACCTCCAACTTCACAGAGGAGAGTAACATCGACCTAGTGAATGGTAGCTCATTTGTTACCTCTACAATTAACCTAATGTTTCACCGACGAGATGCTGCTAAATCTCGTGCCATTAAAATCTTAGGTGGTGGACAGCAGTACCTTACTGCCATCATTTTGGATGCCAATGGAATATACTGGTACTTCCCTTATTTGCAAGTTTCTGCAACAGGTGAAGGTTCAGGTACAGCTCGTGCTGATGGCTCTAAATATTCCGTTACTTTGGTAGCTGAGAATGAGTACCTCGCATACGAGGTGAACATGACCCCTGTACAATTGCAGGCAATCGGAGTACAATAATCAACTCCATATACATCTAAAGGCCCTCAGAAATGGGGGCTTTTTTTTAACATCTTATTAGGCATTCAATAATATAGGTATGATCTATCTAGAGCAAGGGGTGGTTAATCAAATCGTATTGACCTTATCAGAGGTTACAACGGTGGCAAATCCTCATTATTTGTTTGTGTTCACCAATGAAATGAATACAACAAGTACCCCTCAATTATTTACGGCACCTGATACAAGTGCCTATCCAGAGAGATACAATTTATTTAGCCTCAATGAGCCTACAGATATCTCATTGATACAGGGCCAATTTACTTATCAGGTATACGAGAGTAATAACCCTTTTGTTTTACCCTTATCCATAGCGCAAACTACAGGCGTAGTCATTGAGGAGGGCAGAATGGTAGTAAGTGGTCCAGCAGGCAACTCAATATACGATTAATATGGCATGGTATAACGACATCTTTAAAAGCAAATCAAAAGGACCCGAAGTAGTCGAAGGGTATCAATCATTTTCTACTCCATTTCTTCCAGTAGGCCGTGGCAATTTAACCCTACCCTATGTGAATGGTAGGTATGATACCAATAAGGAGGTAAGATTTGGTACGGATGGATTATATCCAGAGCTATTAAATCAAATGTATTACAGCTCCCCGTTGCATGGTGCCATTGTGGATTACAAAACCAATGCAGTTATTGGTGGAGGCTTTGCATTGAGTACGGATAAAATGACAGCTCAAGAAAAACTAGAGCTCTATACCTTTGAGAAAAAAATCAATCTTAAACACATTGTAAAAGCGACAACAAAACAGCTCATTCTACATAATCGGGTTTACTTTAAATTATGTTTTGATAAAAAACGGAAGCTAACTAAGATTGAAAACATCAGCCCTGAAAAAGTAAGGGTATCTAGGGATAGAAAGATGTACTATCTATGTGATGACTGGAGCACCCGTATTGATATACGAGAGATTAAACCCTACCACATCACCTGTACCGATGAATATCAGCTCTATTGCTATGAGATAAAATCGATGGGTCAGGATTACTATCCGCTACCTACCTATACAAGTGCTTTAAATTTTGCATTTCTGAGTGGTGATCTTTCCTATTTCGCAAAGAGTAACATTCAAAATAGCGTTTTCCCATCCTTTGCTATGATGTTCCCCAAACGACCACAGTCAGAGGAGGAGAAGCACATGATAAAGGAAACCATCGACAGGCTTAAGGGTGCAGCCAATGCTGGTAAGGCCGTGGCTTTCTTTGCCAATAGCCAGGACCAGCTTCCTAAGATAGAGGCCCTTCCAAATAACAACAATGACAAGCTATTTCTTGAGGCCTCTCAATTGAATACTGAGCAAATCTGTTTTGCTCATACCATTGACCCTATTCTCATGGGTATCCGTACGGCAGGAGCTCTGGGTAATGGTTCCGATATTAAGCAGGCATACATTATATTCGAGAAAAACGTGGTAATGGAGCTCCGCAATCAGATTACAACAATATTTAACGAGCTGATATCTATTGCTAGAATCCCTGCAGAATTTACTATTAATAACTTCCAGATAATCAATGAGACCATCGTGGAGCTGGAGGAGGATACAAGCAAAACAAATGATGCACTCAATAGCCTAAGCCCATTGGTAGCTACTAAGGTACTTGAGACCATGACCATTAACGAGATACGAGCTCTGGCATCCTTACCGCCAATAGAGGGAGGAGATGTAACACAAGGTGCAGCAGCATCACAACCCATTGTATAATGTTATATTTTATTACCGAAAATTACCTTAAAACAAATACCCCGATAACTGCTAATGTGGATGTAACAGATGTAACTCCATACATTGCAACTCAATCGGCATTGAGAATACAGCCTATCCTGGGAACTGTATTCTATAATCATCTATTGACAGCCTACAATGCTCAGACCTTAACCAATGATGAAATTGATTTGGTAGAATTTATACAGCCAGTCATTGCATGGAGGTCCGCAGAGGATGCCGTATTTGGATTGACCTACCAATTAAAGAACAAGGGCCTACAAACTCAAAACGGAGATTATTCTGCTAGTGTATCCCGTAGTGAGGTAGCCTTCGGCATGGAGCACTATGCACAGAAAGCCAGTTTTTTTGAGCAACGTCTTATCAGATGGCTCCTGGCTAACAAGGCACTATTCCCGATCTTTACATCTGCTGCGAATACTGATACAGACCTACGGCCAATGTTCAATCATTGCTCATGCATCAACGAATGGACCACAACCTGCACAGGATTATGTGGTAACTTCCGAGAGAATGGCTACAATAACAGCATCTTAATTCTGTGAGGGCACAGCTCAGCATATTACTCACAACAATCCAGGCAAAGTGGCCTGCATTAATAGCAACAATCATGGCGTTTTTTATGCCTATATGGGGGCTATTATTTTTAATTGGTTTTGCTATTTCATTAGATACCATCACAGGCATCTGGAAGAGTAGAAAAAACAAGGTGCCATTCAGTAGTAGATTATTTTCATCGATTGCTAGTAAGATGGCACTCTATGAGATAACTGTTATTTTATTTTATCTCATTGATTATTTCATCCTCAATGGTATCATTATAAAGTTTTTTTCAATAGATTTACTCCTCACTAAGATAGTGGCATTGATCCTGGTATCTATTGAGGTAATAAGTATCAATGAAAACTATAAGGCAGTGAGAGGCCTAGATCTATGGGATAGTGCTAAGAGGCTATTCAATAGAGTGAAGGAGATTAAGAATAATACAGATGAGATATGTACACAAGAGAACAGATCGAGCGAATAGTTAAGGAGAAAGGATATAAATGGTTTGAGGATACGGCTAATAAGGGGTATGATGTCAATATAGTAGGCATCCGCAACAATGCTCCATCCATAGCTGATAAGGTTACGAATGTATTTGATGATTATATTACCATAACCTATAAAGATAGCCTAGGTAACTGGAATTTTTTCTGTTGGAACGCAACCACGGACCCGGGTAAAAAGGGAGTACAGCAGTTTCATAATGCCAAAGGCGTGGCTAGATTGGTTCCTGGTCAATACAGAGCAACGTGGAAAATCGATAAACACCAGGGCAAATATGATGCATTATGCCAGAGGCTCGGAGAGGTTACTGTATGGAGGGATGGCAATAAGGATTTAAAATTTGATGAGGTGAAAACCGATAAAGGTATCTTTGGCATAAACATCCACAAAGCAGGAACAGATAGCACATGGGTAGAGAACTGGAGCGAAGGGTGCCAGGTATTCAAGAGGGTTAAGGACTTCGAAACCTTCATGTTCATTTGCAAGAAAGCTGCGAAAATTCACGGCAATTGCTTCAGTTATACTTTACTCGAGATATGAGATACCTGATACCTTTAATATTATTGATATCCTGCTCAGCTCCTAAGAGAGCGCAGTATCATTACAAGAGAGCCCTAGCTAATGGCCTTAAAATTGAGCAGGCTAGTGATACTATCCAGGTGCTGAAGGTGGATAGCTTCCCTGTTATTCAGAATGATACCATTGTATATGAGAAGTATATCGCATATCGCGATACGGTAATAAATTTCAAAACTGTTGAGATACCTAAAACAAAATGGCAGACCCGCATTGAATATAAAGAGAGGGTAAAGATTGAGAAAATCAAAGGAGCTACAGAAGTAAAAGTAATTAGAGAGCAGGCAAAAGCAGCAGCAGTTAAAGAGGTAAAGTACCGCACCAGATGGTGGCCTTTTGTTGTTGGTTTAATCATAGGTTTAATAATACCGTACCTATTGCAGGGAGGCCTACTAGACAGGCTGGCCCTTTGGAGAAAAATATGATAAGAAAAAGATTGTTTTACGACATTGAGACATCATTCAATGTTGGGGTATTCTGGAGAACAGGGTACAATATCAATATAAACCCTCAGGATATAATCCATGAGAGGGCCATCATTTGCATTTGTTATAAGTGGGAAGGTGAGGAGGAGATCCATAGCCTAACCTGGTCAAAGAGTCAGAGCGATAAGGCCATGCTCAAAGAATTTACCAAACTATTGGCTCAAGCGGATGAGATTGTGGCTCACAATGGGGATAGATTTGACCTCAAATGGATACGTACACGAGCTCTAATTCATGGTATTGATGTTATGCCTCATCCTAAGACCATTGATACCCTTAAACTGGCTAAAAAATACTTTAATTTTAACAGTAATAAACTAGATTATATTGCTAAGTTTCTACAGGTAGGCGCTAAGATGGAAACTGGAGGCTTAGATCTATGGAAGGATATAGTTTTCCGTAAAGATCAGCAGGCCCTGGATAAGATGGTGGCCTATTGCAAGATGGATGTAAAGGTACTTGAGAAGGTATATAATAAGATACAGGCCTATACATTGCCTCAGCACAATTATGCCGTACAGCATGGAGGTGATAAGTATGAATGTGTAGAATGTGGAGGCACTAACTACCAATATAATAAGAAGGTAGTAACCAGAGCAGGCACCGTACACCATTGGGTAAAATGTAAGGATTGCAACAGCTATAATAAGCTAAGTCAATTGGTTTTCGGCAAATA